GTTTTTTGACGAAAGAGGAAATAGGTCCAGAGCAACGACTAGATCAATAGCCGCTGGATCGGTAGCAGCATTTGGAATAGCTCCTATGGCTCTTGGAGAAGATAATTTTGTAAGCCGGGCGATAGGCGCAGGAGCTTCATTTGGAGCACATGCTGGGATAACGGCAGCTGCGGTCAGATCTGGTGGAGCGGCGAAGATGTTTGGTGTAGGCTATGGCGGACTAGCAGCTGTAAATGCTATCAGATCCGGCAATAATTTTGGACCATTCTAGTTAGGTAATTAATAATGGCAAGAGGCAATATACTCAAAGATATATTTAAGAGGATCTTCAAAGGGCGTAGAGGAGCTGGAGGTAGTAGAGGAGCTGGAGGTAGTGGAGGAGCTGGAGTTCCTTACGGGCCACACCCCCTTGTTTCTCACGGGCCACCCCTCCCTCCCTCTGATGTTAGTTGGATGACAGCAAGGTATGGAAGAGATGCGGTAGCAAAGAATCTAGCGAAGGAGATGGAAGGGCTAAAAGTTGGTCATGACCTTGGGTTAAGCCATGGTATGACGATATCAGATCAGCTAGTAGGTGCTGTTGGGATTGGTTTGACTGGAGCTACAATAAACGCCGGAATCAGTTCATTCCAGGACACATTTGGGCATCAGATGTCTGGTCTAGGGAACTTTGCGTTAAGCGCAGCTAAGGTTGGTGTAGGTGTTGTCTCTGGTGTCAAAATGGCAACATCTATAGGCCGTGCAGGCATCTTAGCTAATGCCAAGTATAGTAGCAAGTCTGCTGCAGCTAAGGCAGTTGCGAGCCTAGAGGCAAAAGCTTCTCTCGGAACTGGAATCGGTTCACAAAAGACAAAACTAAAAACGTGGGCTAGGTCTAGGACACCCACTACCGCACAAACGCCTACTGGATTCAATGCTGGTTTAAATCTACCGGGACCTGTCGGCACTATGTCACGCAGAACGAAACAAGTATATCGAGAGGGGGTAGAAAAGGATAGACTAAGCATTAAGGAGATGGCCAAGCAGCAGAGATTACTGACCTCTAACAAAAAAATGCTTAGACAGTCATATGGAATGCGAGATGCACAGAAGTTTAGTGTGCTTGGCGGAATGCCTAAGTGGACAAAAGGATGGCTTGGCTCTGAGGGAGCGGGAGGTCTTGCTTCCACTGTTGTAGGGCTGCCATTCATGCTTGCAGGCGGGCTAATAGGGCGTGGCTCTTTGTGGGGCAAGGGTGACGATTTAATGAAATTTATGGGACCATCAATGGCAGGAGGATTCCTAGCTGGAGCCGGTGCCGGAGCAGCGGCAGGGATATCATCCGTGAAAAGAGGAAATCTGAAAAATGTATCGTCTCCTGCACCTAGGGTCAGAGGGAGAAGCTTTGGCAACTTAAACTATAACGCAACGCTTCATGCGCATAGATTGAATATGTAATATGCCGGGATATAATCCGACTATAAGCTCTGATGGGTTTCAACTAATATCGACGGCCTCTGACCATGAGAACTTTGGTATAGGCAATATGATTGCGGATGTCTCCATAGCCATTGCTGGAGAAAGTCTTGGCGCAGGCCTCATGGGTAGAATAGGTATGGGTACAGGAGGTAGACCTCTAATGGGGATGATCCCCGGAGTAACACCTTACATGTTCCAACAAGGCGCTGAAACAACTGCTCTTGACAGTTTCCTAGGAGGTAGAGCCAGCACTCTCCCTAGCTGGAAGCCTAAGGGGAGATGGGGCTCACTCAGGAGCTTTGGATTATATCAAGCGCCAGAAGAACAATTCATCAGAGAATACACGAAGGGGAGTGCTGGGAAATTTGCTGGTGAGCAGGAGGGTAAACTAAGCGGAGCTGCGATTAGGATGGGAATTGGAGGGGGATTAAGAATACTATCCTCAGCATGGCTAATAAATGATCTCTTTGGTATGGGTTTTTCTGCGTTGAACGCAGGTATCCAGGGATTACACTCATACTCTTATGAGAGAAGTAACATCAGGGAGAGCGTAGAGTATGATCTTGGCGAAGGATTCGCTGACACTAGGGCTAGTTTTACACAAAGGCAAACTGCCATGGCCGCCATACATAACTCACAAATGAATACTAGAGCAGCGATGGGCAACGAAGCGACGTTCATGCATGCCTGATAAAAAGAAGAATGAGATTAGGATTGAGGGCGAAAAGCCCATTAAAATAGGCATTGATTTTGGTGAAAAATATAGGCCAATGGATGACTATAAGGGATCCGACTATAAGCCTATGCTTGGTCGAGATTGTCATTTCTGCAGAAAGTGTATAGACTACTATCAAGATATGCATAGCAAGGGCTTTACTTCCGAACCATTTATACCTGCCTGTGACGGCGATTATCGACAGCTAGCTAAGAGGATGAAAAATCAAGGCTTATCTGACGAAGAGTTCGAGAACTATAAAATGCTACAAGATCCAGTTGCTTGGGCTAAGTTTGAATTTGACTGGGAGGCTAGATGGTATCAGAAAGAGGTCATGCGATGTTCATCTCAGTTTAAAGCCATTCGCGCAGGACGTCGTGTCGGCAAAACTGAAGCGATGAGTGTTCTTGCTCTTTGGAAATTGTTTACTAACGGCGGCCTTACTGATAGGCAGTTTGAAATACTTGTGCTTGCGCCATATCAGCCCCAAGTTGCAAAGATATTTGATACTATGCGTGATTTTATAGGCAGATCCTCTACACTAAATATGCCAGGCATGATTAAGAGGAATGTCCTCAACCCACAAATGATTGAATTCAGCTCAGGTGGAGTTATTCGAGGCTGGTCTTCTGGTGCACATTCGGGCGCAAAATCCGATAAGGTTCGTGGTCAGGACGCAGATTTTATTATCATGGACGAAGTTGATTATATCAATGACAGCGACATCGAAGTGATCATGGCGATAATGGCTTCTCACCCGACTTGCGAACTCATCGTCTCATCTACGCCTACTGGAATACGTAAAAAACTATATAACTGGTGTTGTGACAAGAGTCAAGGCTTTAAGGAGTTCTGGTTTATATCTGCGGAATCTCCTAGTTGGACTCCAAAAGTAGATCATATGTTTAAGCAGAACTACTCAAAGACTGGATACGAACGAGAGTTTCTTGCTGAGTTTGGTGACGAAGCTGAGGGTGTGTTTAGAAGCGAGGACGTTAACGCGTGCCTGGCTGACTACACTTATGAAGATTGCATCCCGCACGCAGAGTCTAAGTATGTTATAGGAGTAGACTGGGGTAAGACTACAGGTACGCACATAGTTGTTACTGAGGCCATGAACGTAGATGGTCGACTCATGTATAAAACAGTAGACAAACATATAATACGAACTCAGGAATTTCAACAGATAGAAGCTATTAAGAAAATAATGGAGCTTGACAAAGTATGGGGTAATCAAACTGCATACATCTATGTAGATGCTGGCTATGGACACGTCCAAGTTGAGATGATGTGGAAATATGACATGGATTATCCTAACGAACACACCAACTATAAAGAGCGTGTCAAGCCCATGACTATGAACTCTAATATAGAGATAACCGATCCAGTCAGCGGTATGCCTATCAAGAAACCAGTAAAACAGTTTATGGTAGATGCGTCATGTCGAACAATGGAGATGAAGCAGGTATTAATGCCTGTAGATGAAGATACGACCACAAGGATCGTACCTAGCGAGATACCCTTCGCCAACATAGGTATTGTCCAACAGATAAGAGCATTCAAGATAGTTAAGTATAGTCCAAGCGGCGTACCTACGTATTCTCAAGACTATGAGCACACTGTTACCGCATGGATGCTATGTATTATGGGTCATATTTTAGAGTTTAGTGATATAAAAAAGATAGAACACGTTATGGATATTGCCTATTCTATTGGTGTAGGCAGTGACCATGATAACGACTCACCATTCCCTGAGTTGAGTAATATCACTGAGCGTCAAATAGATTTAGAAGAGGCGAAGAAATTTAGTAAGAAAATGCAAAAAGATCTAAAGCCAGAGAAAAGGACAGATGAAGATAAAGAAACATTAGTAGGAGGAAACGACATAGGAGTGTATGTCGCTAGGAGGCAGGCTACTAATAGATCTAGAGGAGATTCAGTTCAAGGTAGAACAAGATATCACGGTAACACTCCTAGGGGCAACCGGTTTGGTCGAGGTAACATCTGATGGGTATATTCTCTAAAAAACCCCAGGAATTTGAAAAGGATAGAACCCTATTCGACGAGAATACAGCACGTCCTGCTCCTCCCATCCACAAAGAAAATGCCAACGAAGAAGAAATCCATGAAATATTTTCTGAAGTAAAAGACAACATAGAACTATCTAATAGATTGCTTAACTTATTAGATAAAAAATGTAGGGCGACACATGTCCCTGTTGATTCTATTATGCAAGATGTCAGAGCCGCTGTAGCAAGAAAAGATCCATCAGAAGCAGATGGAGCAAGAATAAGTTTTCATTTATTCCTTACTGCAGTTAAGAAGTTTGAACAAGTTAAATTGAATTATGCGTTTAAGATAATGGAGTCAACTACAGGCAATCTTAGGTTAGACTCAGTTACACAACGAAATTATAAAAATAAAATATTGTTTGGGCTATCTGATGATGATTTAGCTATGTTCGATTCAGTATATCTATTGAATTATGCGATACATAAATTTCAAGATATATTTAATGTGCCAGACATACTTAAAATATCTCCGCCATCAGAACACCCAGAAGGAGCTGCGTATGGTGCAATGAAATTAGTTATTGCTATTGCTTTTGCCTCTGCGATAGATGTATTAAACAAGATACTAATAAGAGGAATAAGATCTGAGTCTAGCTCAGTTTCCACGACTCCAGCTGAGCAGTTTCAATTTAATCGTTTAGAGTCCTTGGCTATGGAAAAGGTGGGTGAAAATGACTACAAGAATATTTTAGATTATGTCATTAATTATATATATGCATCATCCGATCCTAAATATGACTTATGGGTAAATTACATCAGTCTTAGAAAATCCAGAAATTCTTCTGTTGATGTATATAAATACTATCCTACGTATTCTAGTGAAGTTAATATAAATATGAATCTTCATGATCAGATACCATCAATTAAAGAAGATGATGCCATACCTAGTTTTTTAAAGACTGAGTTTTTAACTGCATATAAAAATAATTTCATTGGGATGTGTGGTCACACCGCTACGATTATAAGGTTTAATAATAAAGAGCAAAGAATGCTGATTAATAACGTAGCTCAGTCTAGTGCGTATATCGCTACAAAAGATCAAATCTGTTGTTTATTGCGTATAATGGCTAAGCAGAAGTTTGATAAAAAAGTGATAAAAATGATTATAATATTTTTAAAGGCGATATCAAAAACATTAGCGGTTGACATATCTGCTAAATATGCTAGAAAGACATCCGCAGTTTTATCTGGAGCTAGATTCGATTATGCAGTTGTTATGTATATAAAACATAAGACTATGGATATAATACGTAAATTACTTGAGCGTTGGGTACGTCTGATGGATGTAACAGTTGTAAAACCGTTATATATGAAATGTAAGCTATTCCATGATATGCTTAAGTCTATACTTAATCAATTAGAAAAAACAGCGAGTAAACTGAATTCCTATGAAAGCAAGGAGCAGAAGAAGGCTTCGGTCGAAATCTGGAGGGATGTACATACGGCTCAGGTCAAATGGCAAGTGAGGCGAGTGAATGAAATGCAGATGATATTAAACTCTATATTAGCTCAATCTCTCGAAGAGTGCTTTGATTTATCTGACGATATAACAGACAATATCATAGATGATATTGTAGGTGGGTTAGATATACCTGCTAATCAGTATACAATTGATATTCCTGATGATTTACGAGAAAGGTACTTCTCAGATAATGAACCAATAGTAATAAGTCAAAAATCTGAGCTGTTTGGACTAGATGAAACTATGGTTATTCCGGCTATTGATAAGTTTAATCAGCCAGAAACATCAGAAGAGGTGATAAGGAATATACTCAAGACTTGTAAAATGGAAATTAGCGACGAAGAGATTAAAAAGATGTTAAAGGAATCAGATGGGTCTTCTCGGTAGAATAGCGTCAGTGTTCTCTACTACTAAACCAGAGCAAGAGGATCTTAGGCTTGTCCGCAAGACTAACCCCTCTAGCGTAGAGTCTACTGTTAAGGAATCTCCGCGACAAGCTGTATCTACGCTCTACTATAAAACGAGCTTAACGGCAAGAGGCTATCCCAGCTTAGGCGGAGATGGTAACTATATCACCCCAATGTATAACCTTGGAGAGATAGGCAAGACGCTAGATGTAGAATCATTCTTTGCTGCTTCTGTTAGAAGGCACAGAGAGCTATCCATGAAAGAAGGATGGCATCTGCACGGTAAAGATAAAGAAGCTATAGCGTATGTAAAAAAACGATTTGAAGAGATAGAGCTTATCACCGGTGAACCCATCTCTGCTATTGTAAGAGAGCTTTTAACTAACTTGATTGCCTACGGCAATGCTATCCTTGTAATAAAGAGAGACCCTCTTAGGTCTAGTGGTTCTCCTATTAGGATGTTCGGTAAAACGATGCAGCCTATCTCTGGATTATATCCAGCAGATCCTACTAGTATGGCAGTAAAAAAGAATGACTTTGGCAGGCCAGTAGAGTGGAAACAAAAGATATGGGACTCTGAGAAAACTAGAAAGTTCAGGGCTTCCGACGTTGTACACTTCCATTTGGATAGAAAGTCTGGCTTTACCTTTGGTACACCATATATAGTGCCTGTGCTTGAAGACATCAGAGCTTTGAGAAGGCTAGAGGAACTAGCCGAGCTAGTAACCCACAAGCATACATTCCCTCTATTCCATGCCAAGGTAGGCTCAAAAGATAAGCCAGCTGGATATATAACATCTCCAGATGGACAGACACTCTCAGAGGTAGATGTTATTGGAGCACAAGTAGATGCATTACCTCCAGAGGGTGGGCTAGTCACCTCTGAAAGAGTAGAGATAAACATGCTTGGCACAGAAGGCCAGGTATTAGATTTAGAACCCTATCTCTCTCACTTTGAAAGTAGGGTTCTTGGCGGTCTGAGGTTATCTGGAATAGACCTAGGCAGAGGCGATACTGCGAATAAGGCTACTGCACAGACAGTGACAAAGAATTTAGTCGATGCATGTTCAGAAATACAGAATGTATTTTCTGAAATGTTCACCGCCAAGATAGTTGATATCATACTATTAGAGGGTGGATTTAACCTAGTCAGCGATGTACGGGTCTCTCTGAGATTCCCAGACATAGATAGAGAAGAGGCTAGAGCTCATCAGAACCATGGTATTCAGCTATTTATGCAGAATGCTATAACAGAGGATGAGCTAAGAACGGACTATCTCAATCGAGAACCGTATGCTGATGGAGATAGAAAGAATACTTTCCACGAGTTATATACTAAGCCATTAGCCGAGATTGGTGCAATGAACGAACAGGGCCCAGGCAGTTCACAAGGATCTGCTAAGACTGTTACCAATAAAGCTCGTCCAACTAACCAGCATGGTACTGCCACTACTAAAAAATCAGTTGCTCAGAATAGTCTAATGATGAAAGAGCTATTCAATCAGTTCTCTTACTCATGGTCAGAAATGTGTGAGGATATATGTGGCCTTAGTGCTAGAAACGGTAAGTACAACAAGGTCACTAAGTCTAATGATATAAAGAAAATATTAATATTAAAAACAGATGCAATGATGTCTGATGCAAAAAAGTACTTATTGCCTGAAATAGAGAGCGGAGCAAAGGAAGCACGCAAAGATATACATACCAATAA